CGCAGCGCCGCCTGCATCACTTCCAGGTTCGTCATATCAGATTCGTCCAAGAGCCATTCTCATAGCCCTGGAATTTGTTGGTGGATGAGTTATAGACGAGCATACCATTGACGGCCGTCAGCGCATCGCGCTGCGTCGTTGTCAGCCGCGGCAGCGTAAATGCCGCAGCGTACGCACCCGTCTCGGCCTGGATATCGCCCAGCAGCGCCGTATCTCCGAAGAAAGCGGCGGCGTTGACCTGCCCACCGGTTTCCGACATCTACAGATGCGCGTCCAGCGCCATATGATCGAGGTCGTACTCAGAGAGGTTGTCGCCGTTGCTTTCCTTCCAGCGTTGCTTCCAGATGGCTACCGCCTCCGGTCCTCGATCTGAGATGCGCGACCCCGGCGACGGCACGTAGCCATCGACGTGGGTGACTTCGCCTATCGCCTTGACGGTGTTGCGCACCTGGCTGTTGGTCGTCACCGACTTACGTTCTCGCGTGTGGGTGTTGTCGAGGTCGAGCGCCTTGCGTATCGCCGCCTTCGTCTGGTCGCTGCTCTTGAGGATGAGCTGGGCGATCTGTTCCGGTGTGACCTCCGGCGCGGCGGCCGGTGCGGCCGGTACGGCCGGTTCAGCCGTAGAGACGACTTCAGCGATCTGGTCGGGCAGACTCAGCTGCTGCTGCTGTTTAGCCATAGAAGTACCTTTGCAAGCGTTTAAACGCTCTCTTTGTAGTTAAGGGGGCGGCGCCATGACGGCCACCGCCCCGATAGATGTGCTAGTCGCCCAAACCGTGAAGCAGTATCGGACACGACTTCGACGTTGCGGCAGCACCCAGAGCCTGGCCGATTATCCTCTCATCGGCTCCAGCATCACTCGTTTGAATGGTGCCGGCCGTTGAATCGGACAAAGCTACGGTGTCACCTAAGACAATGGCCGCAGCCGCTTCAGTCAGTGCAAAAGCGACGCCGGCAGTTTGCAGCCAGAAATAATAGGCAATTGTAACAGCCATTGGCGCAATACCTACAACACGGTCATAGTCCGTATCACCCGTACCAACAGTTGCCGTGATGACGCTGCTATATGGGTTGGGTGTGATGATGTAATCGTCGCTACTGGCTACGGCCGTAACGATACCGTCGTACAGTGAAAACGTCACCGAATTACTAGAGGCTGCCGTATTCCCTTTGATACGGTATTGCTCCAGGTTGGTGATGTTTCCGAAATACGCGCCGGCATAGAGGTCGGCGGTGGCACTGCCCAGCGTAGAATCTGAAACCGTGATCGATTTCGCCCCTGCGCTGGCCGCTGTAAAGGTACCATTGATATCTGCCGCTATCAGCTGAACGCTGTCAGTAGATACCACCTTGGCAGCGGTGATAGCCGCTACCGCCTTGCTATACCGAAACGCACGACCATCCTCAAACTGACGCTTAGTGCCAAGAGGATATTCCTGCGTGGACGACTCTGCATAGATTCCCTGCGGCGTACCGCCGGTAGCACCGGAGATCAACCCTAAAGAATCAGTCGATGCGTTGTTATAGCCTGTTCCCAGGCTTTGGCTTCCACTAGCCATTGTTCACTCTCCTTTGCCCGTTTCTAGGCTCTGAAGCCGCATTGGCTTGCGGCTCGGATAAGAGTGCGTTTAAACGCGTTGCCCGTCGCCGGACGCAGCGTTTAAACGCGCTTTGTTGTTTAGTCGTTGACGTTATATACTACGCCCTGACGACGACGATTGTTGGTGGTGATTTGCAGGCCGACAATTATGAAGGCGACCTTCGCCATCTGGTTGGCCGGCTCTTTGAAATTAGACTTCGCGAAGTTCATACCGGACTGCATATGCATCTTGAGATACTTGGTGTTCAAGAAGTAGATGCGGTCGGACGCGCAATCGCGGTCGTACTGCACCGGAATGCCTCGGAAGGACGGCAGTCGGCCGTCGACACCAGGCTTATCTTTGCCGGTCAGGCGCTGATAGCCCGTACCTTCAAAGATCTCCTCGTAGTCGGCGTAGATGGCGTTGCTGGTGAAGACGTTGGTCGGCTGTTCATTGCCTTCCGACACCGCGTTCCACAGCGTCGACATCCGAATCATGCCCTCGTAGAAGTTGGTATTGACAATCGTCTTGAACGAGGTGTCGGCCGTAGCGTTCTCGGCTTTGTTTTTCCACCAGGTGTTGCTGCTGACAGTGATGCCGCCCAAGGTCGTCGGGCTAGTGCCAGGAGCATCGGCGATGATATCTTGGAAGCCCAGTGGCGCTTTGCCGGTCTGCGCGGAGTAGAGCGATGCGTTGATCTGATCTCTCAGGGTAAGCATCGACTGCTCGGTCTTGGCGGCGAGGAGCTTCATCGCGGCGTCGGACTTGCGATTTTCCATCTCCTCGGTGTAGTTGATCGTGATCGGCACCGCCGCATAACGGAACGGATAAAAAGCCGCCGTAATACCGTCGATAGCGTCGGTGTTGAGAACATCGTATCCGCTGAAGTACTGGGCTGAGTTGCCCGAGTACATCAAGTCGGCCTGGATCTCTTTTCCACCGTTGTCGGTGACCAGGGCGCCGCCGCTGCGGAACATATCGAGTGTGGGGTACGCGTCGAAGAAGTTGTCGGTCAACTCCTTGCGCTTCGCCCTCATCGTCAGGGTCCAAGCGGCATCCCAAGTTTCAGTGGTGCTGGTTGCTGCCATGATTGATTTCCTTATTCAAATCCTAGACTGGTTAAACCCGACAGTACTTCGTTGTCGGATAACGAGCCGCTCTCTTCGCTGGCGTCGACACCCTGCGTCTGACGCACCGCACGCTTGCTGCTGCGCTTCGCCTGCGAGTTCTGATCGCGCAGGTCGGCGGCGTTTTGCGCCGTCACCCCCGCGTGCAGTTCGTAGGCTTCTTTCACGCTGTACGGCTGACCCGTGTTGGGGTTGTTAATACGGGTCGTCGCCACGATCTGGTCGGTGTAGCGGTCCAGGTCGGGGCCATACTGCTCTCGCGCCTCCTGCACCTGCTGGCCGATATACGCGGTCTGCTGGTTCTGGACGAACGAGTTGGCGTGCGCCAGCTGCGTTTGCAGCACCTGCACCTGCTGCGTCAGCCCGTTGATATGGCTGCCGACCTGCTCATGGACGATCTGCTGCACGGCGTCGATGCCGCGTGCCTCCTCCTCCGACGCGTTCTGCCTCATCTGATCGATGGGGCCGGGCGGCGCCGGCGGGGCGGCCATCTGCTGTACCCGCGAAGCCCATTCCTGCCGTTCCTGGGCCAGCTGGTTGCGCTGATCAGACAGATCCTGCGTGGTGCGGGTAAACTGCGCCTGCAAGTTCTTCGCCAGCGGTACGAGCGGTTGGTACTGCTCCGGCACCGACTGTAGATCGGCCCGTAGCCAATCGGTCTGCGCCGGATCGAAATCCGATGTGTCGCTGTCAGAGTGTCCAGCGTCGTCAGATGGGGCCGACAGCGAGGTAGTCTCCGTCAACAGCTCTACGCTGTCTTCAGAGGCGCTCGACTCGGGTGCCGCATCGTCGCTGCCGGAGTCCAGACCCAGAATCTCGGACATTGGTTGCTTACTCCATGGTTGCCTGCTCGGCTACAGCGAGTGCCTCGGCGGGGGTGTTGCCCCAATAGACGGGGTCGCTGGAGCGTGGAGTAGGATGGGTCACATCACGGGTGATGTGGTTGCGTGAGCCGCCGACAGGGTCGGATGACTCAATGACGTTGTACTTCTTCATTAGGCGCTGCTTGTGCCAGTAATCGGTGACGACACACCCGAAGCCGGCGTGGTACTTGCCGTACATACCCGAGTGGTCGTGGTGGATGCCGTTGATTTTCAAAAAGACCATCGGAGCATCCTCGCCGCAGTCGTCGCAGACCACCGCCTTCGTCACCTCTCGATGCGAGAGGAAGGCGACATCTTCATGCAGGCGGCCGCAGTCGCGGCATTCGTAATCGTGTAAGATCATAACCTATCCTTGTCCCGGTGCGCGTTGAACCTCCTGGCTCATCTCCTGGGCCTGGCTCCGCACCAAGCTGATGATGCCCCCCTCCGACTCGCTGCGCTCTGGGCCGCCGCCGGGGGCCTGGGGCCGCGCCCCCTGCGCCATCTGCTGCAAGTACTGCTGATGCTGGGCCATGTGCTGCTGCGCCGACTGCATGATCTGCTGCTGCTGCACCGGCAGCATCTGCTGAAACTGCGGCAACTGCTGAAGCTGCTGATGCACCTGGAGGTGTACCTGGTGCTCCTCCTCCGGTGTGACGCCGGGGTCGCCGCCGACCATGAGGTAGGCGACATTCTCCAGGTTGGCCGCCTTGACGGCGTCCGCATTCTCGCCCTGGGCGAGGTACTTGTCGGCGTCTTGCACGCGGAACGCCTTGAGCAATCCCTTGATGGCCTCGAGGCGATTTATCTCCGGCAAGTTGTTGATATAATTAAAAAGCTGCAGGGCATCCTCGCGCTCCAGCTGCTCGGTCAGCGGCTGCATACTGCCGGCGACGATCTCGACCTTGTAGCGGACGCGCAGCAGGTCGACCGAGACGGCCTCGAAGACGGGGTCTTGGGCATCCTGGGCGACGTTGACGAGGAAGTTCTCCGGCGTATACCGGGTATCGGCCATCATCCGTAAGGCATTGCGGACAATAGCCTTATAAGTATCCGCGACGCGCAGCTGCATCCACTCTCTGTTGATCTGCGAAAAAGAAGCCTGTAAGCTCGCCTGCGTCGCCGTCACCTTGGGGCCGCCCCCCATCGCCAGCTGGCTGACGTTGAGCGACTGCTCCTCCAGGTTATGGGCCGTATTCTCCAGGCCCAGCTGATCGGGCGGCGGGGCGCCGAAGTTAAGCTCCTTCATGCTCGTGTTGGGGTCTTCAACCCAGATGATCTCGCCGTCGCGCCCTTCCTCCAGGGTGTCGCCCAGATCCTGGTTGGCTTCGCGCTCACGTCGCGACGCCAGGACGATGCGCTGGAATCGCTTGAGGAGGTCGGCTCTACGGCTGACGCTCTCGACGATCAGCTTCTGCGTGTCGTTGATGTAATTCATCGGCGGCTGGCCGTAGAAACTCCGCTCAGTCTGGTCGAACTTGAGGGCGTGGTACGGGAATCCCCCGTCGACGAGGTAGCCCCCGGCTTTGCGAAACTCGCCCGTCATCATGGGCTCACCCGTGAAGGGGTCCGGCTCGGTCACCGCCTCCATCGCCAGCATAGGATGGTCGACCTCTTCAATAGGCTCCTTGACGCCGGCGGCGAAGGTGATGCGCTTCTTGTGCATCCGGTCGTGGATCTCGTACAGCACGACCATCTCGCCGCGCTCCTTGCTTTGGGTGACGGCCTCCTGCTCGTCGGAGTGCGCCGCATCCTCGAAGTCGGTGATGAAGCCCTCGCCGCCCGTCTCATCCTCCGACATCGCCTGTATCTGGCGCCGGTTGACGAAACGCTTGTCCTCTTTGGCGAACTCCAGCGGCACCAGCATCTTCTCGATGATAAACCGGGCGTGACTGAGCTTATGCGGCGGCGTCAGGGGGTCGAGGAAGATATTAAAGGGCGAGACGCGGGTGACATACGGAAAGTCGTCCTCCATAGAGTCATTGACGACATAGGGGGCGACGATATCGTCCTCACCGGGGGGGTTGTAGCCGAATTTGATCCACCCGACCGAACAGAAGAGGGCGTCAAAGATAGCCTGCTGCACCTCTCGCTTGGCGTCCATCTGCTCCAGGGCGGCATTGGCGACCCGCTCCAGAATGTCGGAGATGAACTGCCGCTGCGGCTCCTCCACCTTGAAGTAGACGTGAGGGTAGTTAAAGCTGACCGACGCGATGATCTGCCGCGCCAGGGGGTACATCCTCGAGATCTTGACGATCTTATCGTCACCCAGCCCCGGCACGTCGAAGTCCAGGTCGTAGGTCTTGAGCAGATTGCGCCACACCTTGTGCCGCGCACGCATATACTTGCGGCCATTCTCGATGCAGCCCGTCCAGAACTCGATGTCTTTTTGTTTCATTCGCGCACCCTACAGCAGGCTGCTACTTCTTGGTTTTGCCTGCCTTGAGGTTGTCGGCGCCGGCCGGCATGGCCTTGACGCGGGTCTTGTTGGACTTGGGCTTTGTCTTGCTGCTACGGGGTGTGCCATTGAACTTAGCCATTGTTTTTCCTAGCGTTACGCCGACCGGATACAATGCTCCGACGGCTGTGGTCATGCGTAGGCATAGCGGCCACTGCGGCGGCCGCCGTCCTTCTCGATCCCATCCATGATCTCCTGGCCGGTCCCTTCGTACGGCTCCGGCTCGGCGACGCGGTGGGGTTTGTAGACGTGCATCATCGCGTATCTGAGTTCATCGGCGGCGTGGTCCTCGGCCATCGTATCCAGATCCTCGGGGTTCTTCGACGACCGCGGCAGCGTCGGCATCGTCCGCATCAAGGCGTCGTTCCAGCCGTTGAAGCAGTAGAAACGCTCCTTGATGAGGGCGTCGTTGATGACCCTCCATCCGGTGACGCGGTCGTTGTTGGCACGCGTCAGGAAGATGCCGTGGTCGGCGAAGACGTCGGCCGGCGAGTGGTTGATGACCTCCGACAGGCGCCGCTTCACAAACATCGACGGGTCCGCATAAGTCGCCTGCGGGTAGCGGCCGGCGGTGAAGGGGCAACTCTCGATCATCTGAGCGATGCGGGTCGCGTGCTGCGATGCCGTGGCATTGGCCTGATAGTACTCCACGATTCGGTACACATTGGAATCGTAGTCAACGCTATACAGCGAAAAACTGGACGGGGCGGACTCGCCATAATCGAGTCCTCCGAACAGCGGCCAGTGGTCCGGGATCTCAAAAGATGGCACGGCGACCTTGTCCTCATGCCAATTCTCGAAATACTGACCCACAAAGGCGTCCCAGTCGCCCTCCAGCCACGCTTTGACGAGCTGGGGGTCGCCGACCCCCTCCAGCCGCTTGATATAGCCGGGATCGCGGGCCAGCAAAATCTTGTTGTCGGTGACGAGGCTGCGGATATACATCCGGCTCATGCCGTCGTCGCCGGCGACCACCGACGACTCCTCGCCGGCGTCGATGAAATACTTGCGCACATGGTTGTGATTCGGGCCGCCGGGGTTGCCCGAGGAGCGTATGCGCTTCGTCGGGATCTCGGCCGCGCCGCTGCGCAGGCAGGCCTTGAGCTTGTGATACGCCTTCAAGTCGGCCCAGCTCGTCAGCTCATCCCACCCGATCCAGCTGTACTGCTGCCCCTGGAAATGATCGGCGTCGCCGTCGCTCTCCAGATGCCGCAGCTTCAGCGTCGCCCCATTTTTGAAGACCCATTCATGGCGGCCGACCTTGTACTCGGCGTCGGGATAGGCGGCGCGGAAGATCTGGCGGCTGCGCTCCAAGATCTCGTCCAGCTCGGGGTACGTGCGCCGGATAAGGACGCCCTTCCAGTGTTCGCCGTAGGTGTCGACGTCCGACAAAAAGTCGCCCAGCAGGAATTCCGACTTGCCGCCGCCTCGCGCACCGCCGAAAAACAGCTCATCGACGAACGAGGCCCGTATCGCCTTCTCCTGCGGTCCCGGCTGTGGGCGCCACGTCATGGCTTGCCTGCCGCTTTAGGTATTCCACTGAGGATGTGTTCCATCACCTGAATCTGAAACCCATTGCCCAGCATCTTATAACGCTGGGTATTTGAGACGCCTTCCGTATAGCCTTCAGGGACACCCGCGAGTCGCTCCACCTCAGTAGGTGTGAATTTTCGCATCCGACCCGACTCATCAATCAGCACGTTATACGGCACCCCTTTTCGCAGGTTAGCGGTCAAGGTGCGAGACTTTTGCTGTGTGCGTGCATCGGTGTGATGTCCAAAATCCAAATGCGTGCGCCCATCGCGTACTCTGCGATTCATGTAGGCTTGTGCTTTATCGGTATGGAGATATTTTGGGTCCACCTCTTTCTCCAGCACATCTTGAACCTTGATGTCTTTGCCACGCGGCAAGTCGACGGGTATGTTCGTCCAGAAGTACCGCTTCCTGTTTTGAGCCGAGACATCCTTGGCATCAATCATAATCGGCTTAACGCCAAAAATCTCCGATATACGCTCTTTCACACCTGGTTTCATTGAGGCTACGTTTTCAAAGACGAAATACCGTGGTTTCGTTTCCTCCAGCATCCGCACGTACTCATAAAAAAGGTTGCTATTCGGACCCTCTAGTCCCAATCCACCTTTCTTTGCTCGGCTCAAGTCTTGACAGGGCGAACCGCCCACGAGCAGGTCTACTGGCCCAACCGATTGACCCGACAGCTGTTTGACATCACCAATATGCTGCGTATCTGGATAATTCCTTCGATGCACCTTGATCGCATAGGGATCTATCTCACTCGCCAAATACTCAACCGGCGCATCTACGTTTTTCAAGGCCACTCTCGCGCCACCCAACCCATCAAAAAGAGATAAGACCCTCATCTTGCCATCCGCACCGCTTCCTTGAGGCCATACCGCCTGACGGCGTGCCGATGCGTCTTTTATCTCCTTGGCCGGAAAAGCAAAGAGATCGCTAACGTCCTCTTGCTGCTCCACCAACACATCTTCCGCTAAATCACGCTTTTCGACCTCCGATACTTCAGGCGACTCATCCGACTTTAACTTGCGTATCTGTCGCTTGGCTATTGCGCCTGGCAATGCCATACCTGTCTTAGCCGCTACAGCACCCAGCTTGGTCACCAACCCTCCTGCCCCCGTGAAATCCGATAACGACATACCCTCCACCGTGGTAAGCGGATCTTTGATCGCCTCCACGCCGGCACGCCCCACCGCTTTCACCGCCTTCAACGGGTCGTAGACACCCGCATAAGCTGCCTCGGCACCCCCACGCAGCAACTGCTCCACCTGCGGTTCCCGCATCTGCAATAAAGCGCCTGCCGCCTGCGCGGGGTTCGCGGCCAGCCAGCGCGGGATCAGTTCAGCGGCACGCTCCAGCGTGTTCTCGCCCTCCAACGACCCTTCCAGCCGCTGACCCAGACCTTGTAGCTGCTGACCCGCTTCAGCGACATACGGATCTACCGTTTGCCAACTACGAAGCAACGCCTCCACCAACTTATCTTGAAGCGCGGTGCCGCGTGCGGCACGCTCCAAATTCATCCGGCCGCCTCCGGCGTCTCCACCGTGAAAACCCCCTC